TAAGCGCTGTACGCTCCGCAGGAGAGATATATAGGAACATACCTTCAGGTACCGGAGACTATTTAATGCGAACCGCTAGAAATGGAATGCGCCGCCTCACTGGATTCAAACGCCCTCGATCTACAAATGCCCGTAGATCTTTCAGAGGAGCCAAAAAACCATCCTACCGCGGAGGGGGAGGGATCACTACCCAACATGATCGCACGAATGTGTATCGAAAAAAGCGAATGCCGTCTCGTAAGCGACGAATTTGGAAACGCTTCACTCAGAAGGTTCACGCTGTGGCGGAAAAAGAGCTAGGAGCTCGTACTGCACTGTTCAGCAGTCAGATCTTCTTTGAAAACACCGATCCTAACGCCCAAGGCCAAGGATCCGTAGCACTATACGGAGCACGTTCGACGGATCAACATCTTAATGATCTAGCTACGATAGCAACACTTGAGAATCAAGGCTCAGCAACGGCCGCTGCCGGTGGAACTATAGATAAAACTACCAAATGGATGTTTCAATCTGGTGTATTGGACCTAACAATACGAAATACATCCGGACAATCGGATGGTGCAATCAACTCGCAGATCGCACTGGAACTAGATATCTACGATATTTCCTCACCTATGCAATGGGATGGTAACGCTAGCGAAGCTGGGCTCCCTAATCTTCAAGCGATATTCGCGCAATCTTATGGACAAACAAAAGACCTAGACGCAGACGGTCTATCCATCGGAATCGAAGCCTTTCGACGGGGTGCAACCCCCTTTGAGGCAAACCAGGCTCTCAGCCGTTACCGTTTACGAATTAATTCAAAAAAGAAATACTTTCTCCCTGCTGGCGGCACATTGACTTATCAAACACGTGATCCAAAACGCCATGTTATCCAAACATCTCGTCTGGAACGTCTTACTGGATCTAATCTCCCTGGCTGGACTCGCAATCTGTATTTTGTATTTAAAGCAGTCCCTGGAATCGCAGTTACTACAGAAACTCGCGAACGAATTACAATCGGAATTACACGCAAATACTTGTACAAAATAGAAGGCTTTAATGATACTCGAGATCGATATATTAACTAAGGAATAAATACATTTTCTACCATTACTGCTGATGCTTCTGCCCATGAACTAAATTTTCTATGATCCTCCCACACTGCCATAATATGCCATTCACTCACCCTTCGAGCAAAACTCTGGAAATAACAATTCTTATACCAACTTGAAGGCAACTGATTCGTCGTAAAGATGATAGTCTTGGCTACAAACTGGACCTGCCCTCCCTTTGTCTCCACCATAAGTGGATACCGATCACAAATACGCAACACAAGATCAAAAGGCAACCAACCGTAAAACTCATCAATAACAACCACTTCCTGACCAATATACCCGTCCCACCAATTGGATCTCTGCTTCCAATATGCTCCTGGATACTGTTCCATTGCCCACCTGGACTTTCCAGTTCCAGTGGGTCCTTGTATGACATGAACTTCTACTTCGTGATTTCTTGGCTTAGTCTTAATACACTGATATTTTTCAAATGCTCTGAAATGTCTCACCCACAATTCAAAATGTTGATCTGCAATATCTTCAACCGTTACTGTTCCAGCATCTAACTTGGCCTTGATTTCTAATAATTCATCAGATTTATTTACTTTAACTTTCATTAGTTTCAAAATTAATGCATCTCGCAACACGTCCGTCAACAATGCCCCATTCTCCACGGCGTAAGGCCCGCTTTCTCTTGTGTCCTCCTTTATCACATATCCAACTGCCTCTTGCACACTTCCACGACGGGGTTCCCAATGCGCCGTACCACACAGGCCCTTCATATAGTGCAACCTGCGCGGCGCAGTCATCACCAATACGCCTTGCCAATGCAGCGTACCATTCTCTCCTTTCTCTTTCTGCCATACACACCACTTTATGCTCTCGTTTATCATCCATTCTTCAGACACTGGGATGGTCGTTGGGTTGTTTACTGTAAAGCACCAACTACGACTAGTCATTTATCAATCCCAGGATTTTTAAATTCTTTATGAACTCTCATGCTGTCCCACAGAATAATATTAGCCCCCTGAGGGTTAGGGTTAGGTGGCGAGTGGGTTAGGAAAATAGCCAATCATAGCCCGGCACAGTTTGCAGTTAGTATTACCTGCAAACCTGTATCGTATCACCTGATACGCCCCCCTATTGGTCAAAATGGCATTAGCCAATTACAACTCAAACAGCGGAGTCCTAAGCGCTGTACGCTCCGCAGGAGAGATATATAGGAACATACCTTCAGGTACCGGAGACTATTTAATGCGAACCGCTAGAAATGGAATGCGCCGCCTCACTGGATTCAAACGCCCTCGATC